ACCAAGATGTTGGCGACCAAACCGTACGAGCAGACACGGTTCTTTATTCAGTCGACTCTGGTAACATTACATCAGATAATTCTTAGATAAATAACTATAAAATAAACAGGAGCTATCATGGCTAAACAAGTAATTAATTACGGTCTAGAAGAAAACGATGGAACTGGCGATTCTATAAGAAATGCCATGATAAAAGTCGTATCTAACTTTGACGAGTTATATGCGGACGTATTTTCCGGAGCTTACGCAGACCTTACAAATGCACCAACATCTATATTAGATTTTGGTATTACAGATGGTACAGCAACTCAAGTGCTGTCCACAGACGGAAACGGAGGATTTACTTTTGTAGATGCTTCGGCAGGTCTAAGTCAAATTACCAATCTCAATTTAGTAGATGAAGTAAAACTAGGAAAGATTAGTACTGCAAATCAAAACAATCCTACATTTATTCCATTCGTAGTTGCTGAATCAATCTCATCTACAATGTCAGATGCAGTTCCAGTTCCTGCCAACGATCTAGTAAATGGTAAGATGGTTAAAAAGGTTTATTCTCATGCAGTAGATAGATATACAAGTGGTGGCGAAATACTTCTTACTTTTATCTGTAATGGTGGTACTGAAAAGTATTATGCTACTAAAAAGATTTTATTCTCACGAGTAGAAGGTGGAACATTTGATATATCAGAATCAGGTGTAGGATCTGACGAGATTTATGAAAGTGTTACAGTTGCAGAGAGAACATCTGGTAATGACTTATTCTTAGAGGTAACTGTCACATCTCCATATGCAGGAATAACAACAGAAGAATTTGTTAGAGTAGTTGGCGAAATTAAATATACCTCTGTACCAATCTTCTTAACAGCGTCAGGATACTAATATGCCAAAGAAAATGCAAATCAAAAATTATCAAACCAGTGATTTAGAAATAGATGCAACTGGTGGTGCTGTCGTACTTAAAGACGGTGGTGCAACTAAACTAACAACAACAGATTCTGGTATCGCAATTACTGGTGAAGTATTATTCCAGAATGTATACGCTACTGTAAACGATTTACCAAATGCCAGTGAAAACCACGGTATGTTTGCTCACGTTCATGGAACAGGTGCAGCTTATTTTGCTCACGGTGGTGCATGGGTGCAGCTTGCTAATAATGCAGATATTGGTGGAGGCGGCGGCGGCGGTAGCGGCATGGCAAGTCGTTCATCTCCTTCTGCTGCTACAGCATCAATTGCCGATAACGTATCAACAGACATTGATATTACTGGATTTAAAGGATACGCGTTATATTCAATTGCAACAAATGCTCCAGCTTGGGTAACACTTTATACAAGTAATGCTGCACGTCAAGCAGACAACTCAAGAGCAGAAACATCTGATCCAGCTCCAGATGCTGGTATTATTGCAGAAGTTATTACAACAAGCAGCCAATTAAAAGTATTAATATCACCAGGAACGATTGGTTATAATTTAGAAGCAACGCCAACAACAAACATACCTGTTAAAGTAAGAAACAGAAGTGGTAGTACTGCAGCAATTACAGTAGCTATAGAAATACTGCAGTTGGAGGCCTAAGACATGGAAGAATGGATTGTTACTCTACACAATAGAGAAGACCTAGAGGGTTTCTATGATGATATGGAAACTCCAGGCGGCGATCTGCACATTCCAAATAGAGCCGTTGAAGTTGCAAATAAAAGACCGATTAGTCGTAATACACATTACATGCTTTCTGTTGAAGAAGCAGAAACAATTAAAGCTGACCCAAGAGTTTGGGGTGTAGATCTAAAAGAACTAGTTGACATTACAACTAAACCAATGTATAAAATAACTAATGGCGAGTTTGATAAAAACAACTTTGCCGATGCTTCAGATATTAACTGGGGTTTATTAAGACACTCAGAACCGACTAATAGAAATAACTGGGGTGTTGGTGGTACAACATTAGCAACAGATAGTTTAACAGTTACTGCATCTGGCAAGAATGTAGATGTTGTTATTATTGATGGTCATATTGACCCTGCACATCCAGAAATGGCAGTTAATCCAGACGGATCAGGTGGTTCTAGAGTAAATCAATTTAATTGGTTTTCCTTGACAAACGCTGTTACTGGTGGTTCTAATGGAACTTATACATATGATCGATCGGGTTCATATACGAATTCTGCAGACGAACAAGATAACAATCATGGTGCACACTGTGCTGGAACAGTTGCTGGTAACACACAAGGCTGGGCCAGAGACGCTACTATATACAACATTAGTCCATACGGGTCGAATCCTAATAGCCTCGGCAGCTCTGTTATGTGGGACTACGTAAGGCAATGGCATAATACTAAAGCCATTAATCCGGTTACAGGTAGAAGAAACCCAACTGTTACAAATAATAGTTATGGTTCAACTATAAGCACAGGTCAAGACGGATTTCAATTTGTAACAAGAGTTAATTATCGTGGTGTTGATTTTAATCCAGGACGTAATTTAACACAAGCTGAATTAATAGCACGTGGCTTTAATGCTCCTGCAGACTTAGAAATGGATATTCCTAATTATTTTAATTCACGAGAAGCTGATATGCAAGATGCTATTGACGACGGCATTATTATTGTTGCTTCTGCTGGTAATGAGGATTGGAAAACAGTAAATAGTACAGATCAAGATTATAATAATACTTATCGATGTGTGTACGGAGGCATAAATTATCAATTTTATTTAAATCGTGGTACTGGCTCAGCTGCAGGCTATGCGCCAAATATTAATGTAGGCGCATTATCAAATAATTCTTCACAAGATAAAGCATACTTTTCAAACTGTGGAAATCAAGTTGACATTTATGCAGCGGGTCAGGCTATTCAAAGTAGTGTACACACAGGTGGTATTAATGATCCAAGAAATAGTTCATATCAATTAGCTAAGTATCAAGGAACAAGTATGTCTGGACCACAGGTTGCTGGTGTACTTGCTATTTTAAAAGAAGCTTGGCCAAATATGACTCAAGCTGAAGCTCAGGATTGGGTAATTGATAACGCAGAAATAGATGGAATGACTGATACCGGAACAACTGATCCAACAGATTCAGACAGCTTAAAAGGTGCTCCAAACAGAATATTACGTTGGATTAATCAACGTGCAGAATCAGGGCACACCGTTCCAACTAAAAACTTTAGACCCAGACCTACATCTGGTGCAACTTATCCTAGAACGCGTATACGTAGACGCGGCTAATTGTTTATAAATAATAAAAAAGCTCAAGGTGCGAAATGGCAGAAGTATTAACAACAAAACTAAAAAGTGATACATTAAGATTAGTCCAAGATGACTTTCTTAATAACGAATTCTATTTCGCTGTGTCTTCAATTTCTTTAGACACGTTAACAACTATTAAAGCTGTTAACTCTGCGTATAGTAAAAATAACTTTAAAGAAAATCTTGTATTCGGAAAAAGAATTTTTCCAGAAGATATAAAGTTTATGATACGTTATTATCCTTGGCAGGCAGATTTTGTTTATCAACAATATGACGATAAAATAGATCTAGAAAACACAAGATTCTATGCTGCAGTTGGTCCAACAAATAACAACTCTGGTGATTATAGAATTTATAAGTGTCTTTCAAATAATAATGAAGCACCATCTGTTTCACCTCCAAACTATAATGTTGAGACTGAAAACCAAATATACAGAATGCCAGACGGATATGTTTGGAAGTTTATGTTTGTGTTAACAGAGCAAGAATTTGAAGCGTATAATGCTATTGGCTTTATTCCTCTTCCTGCTACTACAGTAATTAACCCTGTTGCAGAAAGATTTGATGAAGTTGCAAATACAAACGTTGCAATTGCTGGTTCAAGACTTAGTGATATCTTTATCGAAAACCCGTTTGATAACTCTGGTTATCCGGCAGTCGATAGTGGTATTCTTATAGGTACACCAGGTAACGATGGTACTATGCTTATACGAAATAGCTTCCTATCAGAAACTAAAAACTTTTATTCTGGCATGACTATTTACATTACGATTCGTAATACAGAACAATCAAAAGCATATGTAATTGATACGTATGATTGGGATGATGTTGCTACACCAGCAGCAGACGCTGCTAAAATCCGTGTAATAGGTAACCCTCTCGGTGATGGTATTGTTGCATCATCATCTTTTAGAATTGGTCCTACAATTAAACTTACTGGTGACGGTACAGGAGCTGAAGCAATTTCGCTTGTTGAGAATGAAAGAATTGTTGGTGTAGAAGTTATTAATCAAGGTAATGACTATAACAACATGATCGCAGAAGTTGTAGATCCTACAATTAGTTTTAACCCAGCAGATCCACAGTCTACTGATTTAAGAGCTACGTTAAGACCTATTCTTTCGCCATTTGGTGGTCATAACTTTAACTTAATTGATGAAATGCATTGTCGTAATATACTATTATATGCTTATATTACTGAAGCAAATAATAACGAAATTGCTAGATCAAATACTTATTCAGCGGTTGGTGTG